AAAATTAATATGTATTTACTGAACTTAAAAATTAATATATAAGGAGAAACATTATGGCACATTTTGCAAAACTAGGAGCTAACGGAAAAGTTATTCAAGTGTTAACTATGGATAACGATAAGATGTTAAACGCTGATGGTGTTGAAGATGAATCAGTAGGTCAACAGTGGTTAGAAAGACACAATAATTGGCCCTCACAAATGTGGATACAAACATCTTACAACACAATAGGTAATAAACATAGGTCTGGTGATGACTCTAAAGCATTTAGAGGTAACTATGCAGGTATAGGTTATGAATGGGATGAAGACAATCAAATCTTTTGGCCTAAAAAACCATTTGCTTCTTGGGTAAAAGATATAAATACAGCTAATTGGAAATCACCAATTGGTGGTGCCCCTGCATTAACTGCAGAACAAACCTCACAAAACGAAGCTGGTACACATTTTTGGTCTTATGTTTGGAATGAATCAGGCCAGTCTTGGGACTTGACAGACGCTTTAGCATAAATTACAAAGGTATGTGGTATGCAAAAGAAAGTATTATCCGAAATAGCTTTGTATTATGGTGATGTGGCAATGCCCAAAGATTGGGACATTGACCGAGATAAATTACAAAACGATATTTTACAATCAGTAATTCAAAACAAAGATTTTCCGTTTTCAAGAACATTTGATATGTTAAATACTTATGTGCGAGATCACGTTGGTCTTGAATATGGTTTTAGTTTAATTAACAAAGAAACGTGGGGTAACATCTATAAACCTGCGGAGATAACAATACCTTTATTAAATATAGATCCAGTAGATTTACGAAACTCTCCAGATTATACATTACTCTATGGTGTAAAAGTCAAAGATTGTATGGTTAGAATACACTATGAAGAAAACAGACGTAAAGGTAGATCTTGGGATATAGAACTTACAAATAATAAATTTATAATGTTTCCATCAACTAATATGTATTACTTAACTAATAATCAAAAGGATAGTTTAAATTTTGTGCAAACAATAACTTATGAATATATCTAATTATTATTGGTATTTTAGTGGTGTACTTACACCAAAATTTTGTGATGAAGTAATACAATATGCTAATGCACAAAAAGAAGTAATGGCTAGAACAGGTGGCTATGGTGACAAAGAATTAAATAAAGAAGAAGTCAAAAATCTACAAAGAAAAAGAAAATCAGATTTAGTTTGGTTAAATGACACTTGGATCTATAAAGAATTGCACCCATACGTTCACGAAGCGAATAGAAACGCTGGTTGGAATTTTGATTGGGAGAGATCTGAATCTTGTCAGTTTACAAAATATAAATTAAATCAATACTATGATTGGCATTGTGATAGCTGGGATAAACCTTATAATAAACCAGATACACCAGATCACGGTAAAATTAGAAAACTATCTATGACCTGTCAATTAACAGATGGATCAGAATATAGTGGTGGCGAGTTAGAATTTGATTTTAGAAACTATGATCCACATATGAGAGACGAATCAAAACATAGAGTGCAATGTAAAGAGATATTACCAAAAGGATCTATCATTGTATTTCCTAGTTTTGTGTGGCATAGAGTTAAACCAGTAACGTCAGGCACAAGATATAGTCTTGTTGTTTGGCATTTAGGAAGGCCGTTTAGATAATGTATATAAATAGTTATTTTCCAACTGTAATATGGAGCGAGGAAAAACCAGAGTTTGTTAAGTCGTTAAACAAAGCAAGTAACAAATATATTAGTGATGCTCGTAAAAGAGAAAAAGAATTTATAAAAAAACACGGTGACTTTGGAAGATCATATCATTCAACACCACTTACAGCTGACAATGATTTTTTAGATTTTAGAAATTACATTGGTCAAAAGTCTTGGGAGTATTTAGATCACCAAGGTTATGATATGCAACAATACACAACTATGTTTAGTGAGTTATGGGTACAAGAGTTTGCTAAAAAAGGTGGTGGTCATCATTCAGCACATATACATTGGAATCAACACGTATCAGGTTTTTATTTTTTAAAATGTAGTGATAAAACTTCTTACCCTATATTTCACGAACCGAAGACTGGTGCAAGATGTACAAAATTAAAAATGAAACCAGACTTAAAAGGTGTATGGGCAGGTCACGAACAATTTCATTTACGTCCAAAACCTGGAACATTAATTATATTTCCAGGGTATTTAGAACACGAGTATGCAGTAGACTTTGGTATTGAACCATTTAGATTTATACATTGGAATATACAAGCAGTGCCAAAAGAAATGGCAAAAGATGTTTAAAAAGAAAAAATATACAGTTATCCGGCAAGCAATATCAAAAGATTTAGCAGTATTTATTGCTAATTATTTTAGAATGCAGAAACAAGTTTATGATACTTGTAAACAAGCTAGATACTTTTCACCATTTGAAAATATAATAGGTCATTATGAAAATGAAAATGAACAAATACCAAACACCTATTCTCAATATGCTAATATGGCCATGGAAACTTTATTACTTAAATGTCAACCAGGTATGGAAAAAGCAACAGGATTAAAATTATACCCTGCATATACCTATGCACGAATTTACAAAAAAGGTGATGAACTTAAAAGACATAAGGATAGGTTTAGTTGTGAGATATCAACTACTATGAATCTTGGTGGTGATGATTGGCCTATATATCTAGAGCCATCTGGAGAGGTTGGTAAAAAAGGTGTTAAAGTAGATTTAAAACCAGGAGATATGCTAGTTTATTCTGGCTGCGAGTTAGAGCATTGGAGAGAAAAATTCAAAGGCAAAGAATGCGTACAAGTTTTTCTGCATTATAACAATCGTAAGACACCTGGAGCGAAAGATAATATGTTCGACAAGCGTCCTCATTTAGGTCTTCCTTCTTGGTTTAAACGATGATATAATCCTTAGATGGAGGCAGGGCACCACCACATACCCCCTGTCTCCTTTTAAGGACATTTATGAATTTAGGTTTTGACGCAATCTCACAACTTCCTATATCTCAAGTAGGAGCCGATAACACAGTAACAATTATAGCAACAGGTAATAATTTAGTTGCTAGTATAGGTAATCCTAATATTGCAGCTGACGCAGTTACGGAAGTTGCTACAGGTACTCCATTAACACTTGGTATTGGAACAGTAACAATAGTTGGTACAGCAAATTTAGAAGCACCTAAAACACCATTAACTTTAGGAACGGGGACCGTTACAGTATCAGCAAATGCGAATGTTACAGCATCTGGAAACAACTTGATTATAAGTAGTGGATCTGTTAGTATTGTTGGAACTGCGAGTATAACAGCACCGGCCACTGCTATGACTCTAAGAACAGGAGAACCGGGAATTATAACGTGGAACGAAATCGTACCAGGAGCAACAATGGTTTGGACACCAATTAAACCTTACGGATAATATATGGCATCAACATTTTCAACAGATTTAGCATTAGAACTTGTAGCAACCGGTGAGAAAGCTGGTCTATGGGGAACTATTACAAATACTAATTTACAAATATTACAACAATCAGCAACAGGTGTAGTCGATGTAGCGATGACAGCTGGTACAGATAAAACTTTGCTTTTATCAGACGGTGCAACATCTGATGGTAAAAATATATATTTAAGATTAACAGGCACAATGACTGCAAATGTTAGTTTAATTATACCTGCATCAACAACTGGTGGTACAGCCACTAGAGTTTATATTGTTCAAGATGCAACAGATAGAACTACAGCTAACAAATATACATTAAGTATTAAAACGGCTGGATCTTCAAATCCAATTGCTGTTCCTGTTGGTGCAACTATGTTAATTCATTCTAATGGCACAGACGCAAGATTAGATATTTTACAAAAAGGTAACTTTGCAATTACATCTAGTTCTATTACTGCGTACACTGCAGTGGCTGGTGATAATTTATTAATAGATACACAAGCAGCAGAAGTTACAATTACACTACCAGCGTCACCTGCTATGGGTGATGAAGTTAGTATTATGGATGTATCTCCAAGTGGAGGTTTTGCTACTAACAAAGTAACAGTAAACAGAAACAGTCAACCTATAAGAGGTGCTGCATCTAATTTAGAATTAGTCACTAATAATCAATCGATTAAGTTAAGATACACAAACGCAACCAAAGGTTGGCAATACGTATACAACGTAACATCATAGGAGTAAAAAATGCCGCTTACGAAAATTAAGTTTGCTCCTGGAATAGATAAACAAGATACTTCAGTAGGAGCAGAGGGTCGTTGGGTAGACTCAGACAATGTTAGATTTAGATATGGTCTGCCAGAAAAAGTTGGTGGTTGGCAGTCTCTTTTAACAGATACAATCGTGGGTGTAGCAAGAAAACAACACGCGTTTGTTGATACAGATGGCAACAGATATGTAGCTATTGGTACAGATAAATTTTTACTTTTATATTTTGAAGGTCAACTATTTGATATAACACCTCTTGCAACTGCAATTACAGGTGCAACTTTTACTTTTAATGGAACAACAACTGTAACTTTAACAACATCAACAGATCACGGAATTAATGTTGGAGATATAATTAGATTAAGTTCTACAACTTTACCTGGTAGTACAACCGGTGTGACCACAGCAACTTTTGATAATATAAACTTTCAAGTATTGTCAGTGCCATCTTCTACAACTTTAACTATTCAAGCGGCTACTGCAGGTTCAT